GTTGCAAGAAAGGTCCCTCCTATAGAAGTATTACCTGCTACATCTAAAGTAGAACCTAATGAAGTTGCTCCTGCTATTGTTACATGTCCACCTACATTTATATCTCCTGATACAGATACATCTCCATCAAAAGTTGTATTACCTGTTATAACTGCAGTACCACCTATTGAGGTATTACCTGCTACATCTAATGTACTACCTAAAGATACTGCTCCTGCAATGGTAGTATGACCTCCAATATTCATATCACCAGATACTGATACATCACCATCAAAGGTAGCATTACCTACAACAGTAACTGTTCCACCTATATGTGCATTACCACCTATAGTTGCATTATTAACAGATATATTACCTGTTATAACTGCAGGTACATTTGTTAAATTAGCACCATCTCCAAAGAAAGCTGAAGCACATACTTTAGAACTTACATGAACATCTCCTTTAACTGTAACATTACCACCTAATGATACGTTACCTGATACATCAAGAGTACCACCAATACTTGTATTTCCTGCTATAGTAGCTGTACCACCTATATTAATATTACCTGATACAGAAACATCATCTTCAAACTCAGCTTTACCAGTTATATTAGATGTACCACCTATAGATACATTACTTGTTACTGTTAGTGTGCTTGCTAAATTAACTGCACCATTTACACTTAATGTGCTTTTTAAATGTGTTGCACCTTCAATAGTTGCAGTAGAAGATACTTTTAATGTACCACCAACTTGTGCATTTGAAACTGATATATTACCTGAAATAGGTATACCTGTAATATTTGTACCATCACCAAAAAATGCTGAAGCACAAACTCTTTCTGCAAAAGTAGCATTACCTCCTACACCTAGTGTACCTGTTATTGTAGTATTACCTGCTACTGTTAATGTACTTGCTAAATGAGTAGCTCCTCCTACTGATAATGTTCCACCTATAGAAGCATTACCTGCAATAGTAGCTGTACCTCCAATATGTGCATCTCCACTTATACATACATCATTATCAAACTCTACCTTATCTCCAAAAGTTTTATTAGTTAAAGTATCAGTAGTAGATGTTCCTACAAGTGTTGCAGAACTTGTTGGTAATGTTATAGTTAAATTACCACTAAAAGAAGAGTGTGGAGGTGCTTGTAAAGCTGCATAATGAGCATTAGAAGATTCACAATATAATCTTATATTTGATTGTGTACCTGTATTTTTTATATCTATTTGTCCACCAGATACCATTACAGCACCTGTTATTGTTGCTGTTCCTCCTACATTTAATGTACCTCCTACTATAGCATTAGATACAGATATATTACCTTCTATTGTTGCAGTTACTCCAGATAAGTTAGAACCATCTCCAAAATAAGATGATGCACAAACTTTTCCAGTAAGTTGTAAATTACCAGATACAGACATATCATCTGATACACCAAATTTACCTGCAACTAATACTTGACTTGTTGCTACTTGTAATGCAGTATTAACTCCATCACCTGTTTGAACATTTATTAAACTTGCACTAACACCTTCATTAGCAGATACTGCCATTTTAAGAAGTTGTTTATAACTATTAGATACTAATTTTCCTGTTAATGTACTCATACTGTTTGCCACCACCTCGCTTTAGTTGTATCATCCCAAGTAAAATTAGAACTTTCCCACGTTAGACTTCGACCTGTTGTATCAGGTCTTGCATTACGAACTGCTATATCTTCTCTAGTATCTGGTGCTTTATTTTGTGGATGATTTTTTAAATCAAAATTACCTTCAAAGTCTTGAGGGCATACTAACATATTATAACTATTTAATTTCATAACTCTCATAGGATATACAAATCCACAAACATCACACATTGCTTTTGCTTTTGGAAAGTTACGTCTAGCCATTATACATATCCTAATTTAGGTTTAAAATAAATACTTGCTCTTTCTTTATCTTCTTCCATTGCTCTTTTTAATGTTTCTTCATAACTTGTTTTTAACATACTAATTCTATCCATAGGTATACCTGGTCTTTTTTGAGAAAGATAATAAGCTAGTCCATATGTTAAACAAGGTAAAAATCTTTTTGGTATATCTGCATTTTGTCCTGCAGATTTATTTACATCTTCTAATTGTCTTATACCTTCTATAGTTAAAAGGTCTGTTGAATTTTGTGGAGTAGGATATAAAAATAATGTAGGATTATCTACATTTCTTTTTATAGCATATTGTGTTGCTCTTCCTGTTTGAAATTTATTAGGTAAAACATTAAATTCTTCAAATGATATTCTTTCTAATTGTGTTTCTGAAGCTCCTGTACTTGTTCTAGTTGTAACTATTAAAGCATCATTAACTGAGTTTTCTAATTCATAACTTGTTACACTTGCTTGTACAGTTACTACAGTTGTAAATGTTGACCATAATAATACTCCTCTATTCTGCCAATCATTTAATAATAAATTTATAGACCTACGTGCTGATTGAGGTGTATGACCAAGAGTCTGTTCACCACCTATCATTTCAGAAGCTTCTTGAATTACTTCATCAATATCTAAATTAAAATCGTATGTTCCTGACCTAGCCATATTTTCTATGTTTTTCCTTTAATTGTTTTTTAGCTGCTTTTGCTAACCTTGATTGCTCTGGTTTACCACCAAACTTTGCTCTTTGTTCTAATACAGTTAGTATTTGTATTTTTCTAGCATAAGGTTTATTTATTCTTTTAACTTTAGCTATTGTTTTTTTTGCATCTGCTACAGTTGCATATTTAATTCTAACTGTATCTTTAGGATTCTCGTCTGTATATAATCTACGACCAGAACCTTTAGGCTTTTTTCCTGTTCCTACTTTTGGGTCTTTTCTTTTTTGCATTTTTTCTCACATAATTTTCAATTATTTTAGCTTGACCTCTATGAAGTTTAGAAGCCTTTCTTAACTGTCCAGGTAATTTTCTTAATTGTTTAACCATATTATATTCTCTTATTTGTTTTTTAAAAATGTATAATGTTTGATTATCCATAACACCTCCTAATTAAAGTTAGTGCGTTTCTTCAGTCAATGCTTACTTCCAACTCATAGAGTCAAACGATTATGTTTTTCTTCTTATCTTCTTTCTTTTTTTAAATGTTCTTACCATTGTAGGTTTTCCACCTACACCTTGTGCTTTCATTCTTTTTCTTTTTACTGCACTTGTTATTTGAGATTTACTCATTCTATTAGCAGTAGCTCTTGGTACACATTTAGGATATTTTCTTTTACTTCCTTTTGTAGATTTTCTACCACAAGATTGAAACTTACCTTTTTTCTTGGGTGCTCCTATATCTACCCAATCACCTTTAGGTCCTTTACCAAACCATGCTGTAAGTCCACCTTTAGGTTTAGCCATTATTAACTCCTGTACCCACCACCACGTTTTTTATAAGTACGTACTAACCATGCATTAGCATAAGCAGAAGGATATACATCAAACTTTCTTTTAGCTTCTGCTTTTACTCTAGCATATAAAGAAGGATTAGTAGGTTTAGCTCCACTTTTTTTCTTTGTAGTTTTTCTTTTTCTAATAGCCATTATCTTGTTCTACCACCAGATTTACGTCTTAATGCTCCACCTTTAGACATATACTTTGTCTTTTTCATGGCTCCACCTTTAGACATATATTTAGTTTTTTTAGTCATGCCACCACCCATTCGTTTTAGCATACCACCTTTTTTCATATACTTAGTAGTTTTACCACCACCTTTTCTTGGTATAAACATTGGTGTTTTAGATTGTCCACCTACAGTTTTACTGCCAGAACCCTTTTTCATATATTTAGTTTTCTTAACAGTTCCACCACCTTTTTTCATATACTTAGTTTTTTTCATTTTTTCCTCTTGCATAAAGATTGTTAAAAGTAATATCAGGGTCTGTATAACTATCATGTATTTCTGCTGAATGAATATACTGACTTGGTGCAAAGTCTGGAGCACCTTCACCAGTTACCCAAAGAGCAGGATTAGTTACCCTAACTCTATTATTAGGTAATGCCACGATATTACCTGTCCATTTATCTGCATCTATAAGTTGCAGTACGTGACTTTGTTTATGTTGTGCAGGGTCATCACTAATATAACTATCTGTATAATCCACTGTAAACATATATCTTCCTTTATAAAACTCACCACCTATTTTACACATCCAAGGACTTGAGCTTATTCTATCCATTACTATTATGGAATGTCCTCTTGAGGAACAATCCCAAGGTTGTGCTAAATGTGTATCCATTCTTTCTGGCATTTCTTCTAAAACTTCGTCTGCTATTAAACTTGTTATTGGCATCCTTGCCCACATTGCACCTCCATGTATATTTTCTTCTTCATCTATTCCAGTAAAAACTACTTGAAAACTTAAACATCTATCTGGTATTGTATTGACTGCTATCGCTAGTCCATGCAAATATTCTCCATGATAATCTATGTGGTTATGTGTAAATTCTTTTCTTACCCAACATTTAAAATGGGGAATATTACTTATTAAATATGACAGTTAGCACCTCCATCTACGTCTTGCTTGTCTTAATCTTGAGTTAGGATTCTTAGCTGCTTTAGGAAACTTTTTCATTTGTCCTGCAGACCTAGCACAAAAACTCTTTCTTCTTGCTGCTCTTTTACCTGTTGGTTTTTTTTCAGTAACAGCAGTTTGTAATTTACTTCCAGGATTTTGTCTTCTATATTTAGCTACACCTTTAGCTGTTAATCCTGCACCTAATTTGGTAGGTCTTTTATCACCTTTACCAATAGTCATGCCTTTCATGCCTTTACCTTTTATTTTTTTTCTAGGCATTATTTTTTTCTTGTAGCTCCTAAACCTCTAAGTGCCATTCCACCACCTGCTCTTTTTTGAACTCTACCACCCATTTTTTTAAATCCCATTTTATTTCTAACAGCAGTTGGTAAATTAGGTAATCCTTTATTTTCTGCAGGTATATCTTTTAATGCACCACCTGCTTTTTTAATTTGAAAAC